AGCGCGAACGGCAACCTAAGAAGAAAGCACCGAGCAAGACTGAAAGCAATAGGCGGTGAGTGTGGAATATGCAGAGGCAGGCTAGGTCCGATACATTATGATGAACCAAGTGACAGTAATCATCCATTGTCTTTCGTAATAGATGAAATCAAACCGGTGTCAAGGTGGCGTGAGTTTGGCTATAGCTCACGTGAAGCGGCGGCACAGGACTGGAACAACCTGCAGGCGGCTCATTACTGCTGTAATGCGGCCAAAAGCAATCGAACATTAAATGAATTATCAAGGTGTCAGCAAAGCCTTAAAACGAACGTTACAGATGGTGCCTGGTGACGGAACCAAAGAGGGTGGGGAGGGTACCCCGCCACGTGTGCGAAGCTACCCCAGCCGTCCAGCGCCGATTTACACACAAAGATTTTTTCGAGGGTAGGATTTTATGGCAAGAAGAAAGAAAATGGCTACTGTGGCCAGCAATGGAAATCGCTTGGAACAGTTGGAAAATCTGGCATTAATCCTGGCAAAACAGATTGATTTATGTTCAGAGGGAGATGTTGACGGAGCGAAAAATATGCCGCAGCTATCAAAGCAATACCGTGAAACAATTAAGGAAATTGAAGAGATAAGAGGAATGGAGAAAGACGATGACGAAATCGGAGAGATCCTCTCAGCACGGAAAGCTGATGGGAAGCCAGACGCCGTCCGTTAGAATTGCTCCGGATTACGCTTATACAGATGGGGCTGACGCAGTTAAGGTTCTTGCAGTCGGAAAGCTGATCGTGGATCCGTGGCAGAGCGAAGTGCTGAATGACTGGATGGGGCGAACAGAAGAAGAAATATGGTCAGCTCCAACATGTGGACTGTCCGTACCTAGGCAGAATGGAAAAACACTGGATACGTCCGGAAGAATTGCATCCGGAATGATTATGTATTCGGAATGGGTGATATATACAGCACACCTGCAGAAGACAGCCACAGAAACATTCATGGAAATTAAGGGACTTTTTGAGACAAGAGGACTTAGAAAATATGTAAAAGAAATCAAGTCGGCCCTTGGAAGGGAACAAATCATACTAAAAAATGGAGGCAGAGTTGTATTTGTAGCAAGAACCAGGAATGGAGGTCGTGGATTGCACGGAGACTGCTTGGTATTTGATGAGGCACAGGAATTGACGAGTGAGCAGCAGGCATCTTTTTTGCCTGCTATTTCTGCGTCAAAAAATCCGCAGACAATCTATCTAGGAACACCACCGGACGAAAACTGCACCGGCACTGTATTTCGAAAAATCAGAGAACGTGCAAGAAATGGAGAAAGCAATTCTACGGCATGGACGGAATATTCGGTTGAAGAGATTGGAAATGTCACTGATCGGACACGTTGGGCGGCATGCAATCCTGCGCTTGGAAGACGAATGACAGAAACAACAATAGCTGCAGAGTGCGAACAGATGGATGAAGATACATTCGCAAGAGAGCGTCTTGGCTGGTGGTCACCGATAAACAACGATCAAGATTATGCTATTGATAAAAAGAAATGGGAAGCATGTGCTTCAGAAAAAGGAAAGCCGGAAGGTAAAACAGCTTATGGGATTAAGTTCTCAGCAGATGGATCCTTGGTTGCATTATGCGGAGCTGTATGTCCTGAGTCGGAAGAAGCAAGAATATCTCTGATCGAGATAAAACCGACAGATAGAGGAATCCAGTGGCTGGCTGATTGGCTTAACCAGAGATATAAGACGGCATCGTGCGTAGTGATAGACGGAAGGAATGGTGTGGATTTCCTGGTAGAGAAAATTGCTCCGATATGGAAATATAAGCAGTCAATAATACGGCCATCCGCGAAAGATGTGATTGCATCGGCAAGTCAGTTGGAACAGGAAATCAATGAGCAGACAGTAACTTGGTACAAATATCAAGAGATTCTCTCGGAATCAGCCGTTACGTCTGTAAAAAGGCCAATATCGGGTGGCTGGGGATTTGGTGGAGATAATTCCACACCGATTGAAGCGGCCGCATTGGCACTATGGGGATGTAGAACTTCGAAACGAAATCCGAATAGAAAGATGAGGATAGGATAATGGAATTAAATTTTGGAATGGTGATAGGACTGCCGCTGGAAGAACAGCAGTGGCTGAACGAATTGAAATATATTTACGATTACCATCGGACAGCGAACAGAAAAAAGAAACGCTACTACAATGGCAAGGTTACACTTAACGAGGTAAATCTTGGAATTGCATTGCCGGCCGGATTGGGAAAGCTTGAGATTGGCTGTGCATGGGGAGCAAAGACAGTAGATGTTCTTGCCGGAAGGTCAATGTTTGATGGATTTGTTACAGAAAATGGCATGAAGTCAGATGATATGGACCAGATCATGAAAAGAAATCATCTTATTGCCGAGTATAACAAAGCAGTGAAGGAAGAATTAAAGTACGGATGCGCTTTTGCGGCAGTATCCGGCCAGCAAGACGATGCAAGAGTTCGATTCTATTCTCCGCACTGTGCGGCAGCTTCTTGGAATGCTAAAGAAGGCAGGATAAAATACGGATTTGCTTTTGAAGATAACAGGAGGGATGAGTCGGACGTTACATGGAGTCCCGAACACGTGAATTTTTACACGGATACAGACATTTGGGAATTGGATCGAGAGGGCGGAACATGGTATGCGACACGGAATCCACATGATTTCGGAGAGCCGCTCATGGTTGCGCTAATCTGGGACGCAACTAATGACAAGCCTTTTGGACAGTCGAGGTTAAAAGAGCCGATTCGCCGTCTGATACAGGGATATGTAAGGACGGTGGCAAATGCAACGATCGGATTGGAATTCGCAACCTCACCACAGAAATATCTGTTAGGTGTATCTGATGAACAGTACGAGGCACTGGTTGATAATAAATTCAAACAGTATGTCGGAAGTATTCTGTACAGCACGAACAATCCGGAGACAGGAGAAAAACCAAATTTCGGTCAGCTCTCTCAGGGAAACATAGAGCCTCATGTACAGATGCTTCGAATGTTGGCTACACAGTATTCCGCAGCTACCGGATTAGCTGTGACAGATGTTGGAGTGGTAAATGATGCAAATCCGACATCAAGCGAGGCAATTATCGCACAGTCACAGACTCTGATTCTCATGGCAGAGCAATTAAACAGGTCAAACGGGGATGCACTGCACAGGATCGCTAAGATGGCACTTGCAATTGAGCTTGGAACAACTCCGGATAATCTGCCGGAAGAAAGTGAAGATATCATTGCACGCTTCAAAAATCCGGCAATGCCTAGTATAGCATCCACTACAGATGCAGCTATTAAGATTGCGACAGCAAGACAGGGATTCGCAGACACAGATATCTTCCTCGAAATGATTGGATTCGATCAGGCGGATATCCGCAGAATCCGAGCACAGGAACAGAGGGCAAAAGGTGACAGTATCTTAACGGAGGAATTTGTAAATGCAGATAACGGAGAAGGCGTGGGTGCAGTACATAACGAAGATGTCACAGATTAGCCAGAAGGCAGCAGATCTGATGCAGGCATATGTTCAGAAACATGGTTTTGCGGATGATAAAGCTCTTCTTGATTATGCTTTTGCATTATCACAGCGTTACGGACAGGCTATCGGCTCTCTGTCTTGCAAAATGTACGAAGCTACAGCATCGGCACAGGGAGTAGTTGTTCCGACAGCGGAAATCGCAGATCTTCCGGAATACGGAGAAGTGGCGAAAGCAGTTCACGGAACAATGAAACAGTCTCAGACAAATGTTCCGGCAACAGTGGCAAGACTGGTAAAGCAGGTCGGAGCAGACACCACTTTAAAAAATGCTATGCGAGACGGTGCACAGTTTGCCTGGGTACCGCATGGGGACACCTGTGCGTTTTGTATTACATTGGCTTCCAGAGGATGGCAGTACATGTCGAAGAAAGCACTTAGGAATGGACACGCCGAACACATCCATGCACATTGCGATTGTGAGTATGCAGTCAGATTTGACGGAAAAAGTACAGTTGCCGGATATGATCCGGATAAGTACTTAGAAGAGTATAACAATGCCGGTGGTGACATTAATGCCATGCGGAGGATTCGATACAAGGAAAATAAGGATGCTATTAATGCGAGAAAGCGGGAATTGTATGCAGAAAGGAAAGCAAAAACTATTGAAAAGACTCTCCGTTCTGCTATAATGGAATCAGATTTAGGAATATTTAAACAAAAACTTCGCAGTGACGGCAATATGGACAGAGGATATTACGACTGTCTAAAGGATAAATTTTCACATGGTACAGACGATGCCAAACGATTATTCACAAAATATGCTTCGGGTGATAGTATTGAAAATGCTGTGTATGAAAATACGGCACACTATAATACTAAAACGAAAAAGATATCAATGAATTATGGTGCAGATTTAAAGAATCCACGTGGAGCTGGAGCTACATGGTTCCATGAACACGGTCATTTAGTTGATGATTTAGCTGGAAATCTATCAGATGATAAGAATTTTATTCAGTTACTGGAAAGTGATTCGCTGTCATATCGTATAGCATATGGTAAAGCACATCATTTGGGTACTTTTGATAAAGTTGATAAAGCCATTAGCGAAGAACTTGGAGATATGCGAAAAGATTCGGCAATATCAGATCTTTTTGATGGTGTAACACAAGGCAATATAATTGGGTGTGCATCACATTCGAAAGAATATTGGAAAAATCGGGACAATGTTACATCAGAGGCTTTTGCACATATGTTTGAAGCACAGTTTGATAAAGAGCGATATGAGCAAATGAAAAAATACTTTCCAAATGCATTGGAATATTTTGAGAAAAAGATGAAGGAGGCACTATAGATGAATGCTTTAATCAAAAAGTTCGAAAAAGCACATAAAGATTTTGTGGTTCATTTTGGATATTGTCCCCAGATTCCAAATGAAATCGATTTTGATCAGTCTGAATATGCGGACGATCTCTTGAAAAGTGTAGCCGATAATTATGATTACACAATTGAAAAATATGGCACACAAGTACCTAAAAAGTATCCTAAACCGAAAATAATAATTGATTAACATCATTTGAATGCGGACTATAAAATAACAAGAGCAGTAGATACCACTGGTCAGAAATGGTTGGTGGTATTTTTGTACTCAAATTTAATGGAGGTACACTATGGAAGAACAGAATGGAAGCCCACTTCCTTTGCTTAGAACACTTGGAATTATATTCATCGTTCTGAAATTATGTGGAGTAATAACATGGAGCTGGATATGGGTTTTATGCCCATTCTGGTGTCAATTTTTACTATCCATCATAGTATTGCTTATTTGCTATATCGTAAGATGGCGAGAAGAAAGATACTGGAAGAATTTAAAACCCAAAAATGATTGATAATTCTAACACGCAGAAATGCGTGTTATTTTTATGGCAACGCATGCCTTAAATGGGGGAAGCAACGATAACAATTACTCTATGGAGGATATACAGATATGGAAAACGAAAAGACTTTTACTCAGGAAGAATTAGATTCGATTATTGAAGGACGTCTCGCAAGAGAGCGACAGAAATATGCAGATTACGAAGACTTAAGAGCAAAAGCAAGCAAGTACGATGAGTACCAGGAACAGAGCAAGACGGAGCTTCAGAAAGAGAAAGAGAAGTCCGATGCGCTTCAGGCAAAGCTCACAGCACTTGAAAAAGAAGGCACTGTTAGACAGGTGAGAGAAAAAGTAGCAAAAGATACAAGTGTTCCGGCAGAACTTCTCACAGGCGAAGATGAAGAATCTTGTAAAAAGCAGGCAGAAGCAATCTTGAAATTTGCAAAACCAAAGAATTACCCGGGAACAAGAAGCAGCGCAAAGAAGATTACGGAACACCATGAAGCAGACGATGCGATGCGAGAGTTTGCGCATCAGATATTTGGAAAAGGAGAATAAAGTATGGCAGCATTACTTAGTACAGATTTTACAATCCCAGCTGAGATTTCACAGGGGATTTTCGAAAAAGCACAGAAAGGCTCTACTCTGGCACAGTTATCCGGAGCAAGACCGCAGAAGTTCGGAAAGCAGCAGGTATGGGTGTTAACAGCACCACCGAAAGCAGAATTAGTAGGCGAAGGAGCGAAGAAATCACCGACTCCGACTACATATACATCCAAGACGGTTAATCCGTTTAAACTGCAGGTAACCATGAGATTTTCTCAGGAAGTGCAGTGGGCAGATGAAGATGTACAGATCGGAGTTCTTCAGGACCTTGCATCTAATGCAGGCATTGCGCTGGGAAGAGCACTTGACCTTGTAGGTATCCACAAAATCAATCCACTTACCGGAACAGTATCAGATATGGTGAAAGAGGGATTAATCGACACAACACAGTCTGTCCAGCTGACAGAAGCAAAATACGATGATGCAATTGAAGCGGCAGCAGGAGTGATCATCTCATCCGGATACACTCCGAGCGGAATCGCAATGGATCCGACTCTTTCATTTGGCCTTTCCACAATGAGAGATGCCAACGGAAGAAAGATTTATCCGGAAATCGGATTCGGACAGAACCTCACTAACTTCTCTGGAATGCAGGCAGCAGTATCTGATACAGTTTCCGCAAAAAATGAGATTACCGCAGATACAAATCTGCTTGGTATCGTTGGACAGTTTGATGCCTTCCGTTGGGGTGTACAGAGATCCATCGGAGCACACCTGATTGAATATGGTGATCCGGATGGACTGGGAGATCTTCAGAGACAGAACCAGATTGCAATCCGTGCAGAAATTGTATATGGAATTGGAATCTTAGACCAGAAAGCATTTGCGAAGATCACGAAGGCAGCAGCGTAGCCTATGAAGTTTTTGTATAAGCAAACAGGAATTATAGTGGAGTCTGACGAAATGTTGGACTCTGCCATGTTCCGACCGGTTGAAAAAGAACCGGAGCTGGAGGAAGAACCGGAAAAGAAACCGGTAAAAAAGACGGCTACAGCAGGAAGAAAGACGCCAGCAGCGAAAAAGTAGGTGATTAGATGGCTTATGCAACATACGAGGATATCCAGAGGAGAAACGAAACAAATGAAGCAGATCAGGACTACATGAAAACTCTATTGGATGATGCGGCGGTCATTATTGACGCCTACAATAGCAAAGCTTCGGAAAATGCCAAGAAATTAGTATCATGCAACATGGTAATCCGTATGCTGGGAAGCCGTGATGAAGGTATTCCGATTGGAGCGACACAGGCAACCACGTCCGCAATGGTGTATTCGCAGACATGGACAAATGTGAACGGCAGTGGAGAGATGTATCTTACGAAGCTTGATAAGAAAATCCTTGGTGTCGGAAATCGAATTGGATATACGAATCCATATTCTGGCTTAATACAGACGGAGGAAGAAGCATGATCAAGGGAATCACGGTAACACTCTATGAGAAAAAAGAAACAGGAACAGATCCGTTTGGACATCCTGTTTACGAAGAAATGCCGGTTGATGTAGAAAATGTATTGGTAGCTCCGTCCACAACCACCGAAGTTCTTGATGTGCTGAATATCACTGGGAAAAAAGCAGTGTATGATATTGCAATTCCAAAAGGTGATGATCATACATGGAAAGACTGCCGCGTTGATTTTTTTGGAGAGTCATGGAGGGTGTTTGGGCTGCCAAAGCAAGGAATTGATGAAAATGTTCCGGGAAGATGGAATCAGAGATGGATGGTGGAGCGCTATGAGTAAAGTAAAAATTGAACTCAATCGTGCAGGAGTCCGTGAACTGATGAAATCACCGGAAATGAAGGCGATCCTCATGGAACAGGCAAACAAGATATCGAGCACGGCGGAAAAAGAAGACTACGTTGCACAGACACGAGCAGTCGTGAAAGTGTGTGGAGATGACGGAAACAACAGTCTACTGAAAGCGATGGGAAAGAAGAATGATAGAAAAAACGATTAAAGACTATCTTGAAGAACAACTGCAAATACCGGTTAGGCTGGAAGAAGAACCAGGACTTCCGGAAAAATACATCCTGGTTGAAAAAACTGGAAGTGGACAGGAGAACCATATTGACAGTGCAACAGTGGCAATCCAGTCCTATGCCGGTACATTATACGACACGGCCGTCTTAAATGAGCAAGTGAAAGCCACGATGGAAAATATAATAGATAGGAACGATATCAGCAAGTGTACTCTTAATAGCGACTACAACTATACAGATACAGCAAGAAAAAAATACAGGTATCAGGCAGTGTACGATATCGTATATTTTAAGGAGGAATAAGATGTCAGATGTAAAAAATGTAAGTACTGGTAAGCCAAAAGTCGGCGGTGCCATTTTTAGAGCACCACTCGGCACGGTACTGCCAACGGATGCAACTACAGCATTGAACGAGGCTTTTAAAACACTCGGATATTGTTCAGAAGATGGGCTGACAAACTCCAACAGTCCGGAATCAGACAATAAAAAAGCATGGGGTGGAGATGTAGTATTAACCATGCAGACAAGCAAAGAAGACACATTCAAGACAACTTTTATCGAATCGCTGAATGTGGAAGTCCTGAAAAGTGTTTACGGCGATAAAAACGTTTCCGGAACGCTGAAAGAAGGTATTACTGTAAAAGCAAATGCAAACGAAGCGGAACAGAGCAGCTGGGTTATTGATGTGATCCTGAAAAAAGCGGTAAAACGTATTGTAATTCCGTGCGCAAGCATTACGGAAATCGGAGATATTGTATACAAAGACGATGATTCTATCGGATACGAAACAACACTTTCAGCCGTTCCTGATGCAGAAGGACAGACACACTATGAGTATATTAAGGGGAGCGAATAATGACAGGAAAAACAACTAGCGGATTTGAGTACGAAATCAACGAGGAATCATTGGATGATTATGAGCTACTGGAAGATTTGTGCGAGATGGATGATGGAAACGCAGCAAAAACATCCAGCGCATTAAATCGGCTTCTCGGAAAAGAACAGAAGGATCGCTTAAAAGAACATTTAAGAACAGAAAGCGGAAGAGTGCCGGCATCAAAAATGATGATCGAAATCGGAGAAATCTTCAACAGCGTAAAAGAAGGAAAAAACTCTTAATCCTCGCCTACATGCTTAATCTTGACAAGGACGCACTCTTGTGTGACCTTGCAGAAACATATCAAATCTATGATTACAAGTCGTTACCGTGCAAAATGGTAGCGACTTTTTCTTGTGGGTTGAGGGCAGATTCAAGAATCAAAATGAAAATAGCAGGCATCGAACCGATACCAGAAACTATTCTGATGGCAGCTATTGCTGACGGAACCAGAACAACCGCATGGTTACAGTCGAAAGACGGAACCACTGGAGAAAATAGACCGAAATCATTGCTTGCAATGATGATGGGAGAAGAGCCACGAGAAAACAAGGATATTCGCACGTTTGCTTCAGGAGAAGAATTTGATAGAGAATGGCAAAAATTGACAGGAGGTGGAAACTAATGGCTACGGAACTTGCAAAGGCCTATGTGCAGATCATTCCATCGGCACAGGGAATCAGTGGAAAAATACAACAGGCGATAGAACCGGATGCAGAAGTGGCCGGTACCTCTTTCGGCGGAAAACTTGTCGGAAAAATCAAAGGTGTAATTGCTACAGCGGCAATCGGAAAGGCGCTTGCATCAACAATCAGTGAAGGAGCTGCTCTTGAACAGAGTTTAGGAGGAATCGAAACATTGTTCAAAGATTCAGCTGATAAGGTAAAAGCGAATGCGGCAAAAGCTTACCAGACAGCGGGAATGAGTGCAAATGACTACATGGAACTCACCACAAGCTTTTCTGCGAGCCTTCTTAGTTCCCTTGCTGGTGATACCTCTAAAGCTGCAGATGTGGCAGATATGGCAATGGTAGATATGTCTGATAATGCAAATAAGATGGGAACCAACATGGAAGACATCAAAAATGCATATCAGGGATTTGCAAAGCAGAACTATACGATGCTGGACAACTTAAAGCTTGGATATGGCGGTACAAAATCTGAAATGGAGAGACTTCTTGCTGATGCGCAGAAAATCAGTGGAGTAGAATACAATATTGATAATCTGTCGGATGTATACAGTGCGATTCATGTAATTCAGGGAGAACTTGATATTACAGGAACAACAGCAAAAGAAGCGGCAACGACCATATCAGGTTCGTTTAATTCACTGAAGGCAGCGGCACAAAATGTGATGGGGCAGATTACGCTTGGAATGGACGTTGGACCAGCACTTAACCAGCTTGCGACCACCTTAGTTACTTTTGCTGTTGGAAATTTGATTCCGGCAATATGGAATATCGTATCAGCACTACCTACGGCAATCATAACGTTTATTTCTGCACTTGGACCGCAATTATTCACAGTGGTATCGGAACTAATTCCGCAGATTGTAAACGGTATATCAACTGGGATACCAGCCCTGTACGCGAGTGCAATGCAACTAATCGGACAGTTCAACACTGGAATACAGGAACAATTGCCGACGCTACTGCAAAAAGGAGTGGATTTTGTTGCTAACATTACAAATGGAATTTTGCAAAATCTACCACAAATAATTGCAATGGCCGGACATATAATTACTTATTTCGCAAATACAATCATTTCTTCATTGCCTACAATATTAAGTGCCGGAGCGTCGTTACTTTTAAAATTAGTAAACGGAATAATCAACAATCTTCCTCAGATAGTTCAGGCGGCAGCTACAGCGATCGTGCGATTCGTTGGATCAATCGGAAGAAATCTTCCGCAAATCTTACAAAGCGGTATTACAATCATCGGAAAATTGACGGCAGGATTAATTAGAGCTATACCGAATCTAGTCGGACAAATACCTGCAGTAATTGGTGCAATTGTGCGAACGTTCGGAAGCGAAAATTGGGGAAGTATTGGACTGAACATCATTAAGGGCATTGCATCAGGTTTAAGCTCTGCCGCTCATATGCTGTGGGACGCTGTAAAGAGTGTTCTCGGAAGCTTCAAGGACAATGTGCTCAGTTTCTTTGGAATCCACTCTCCGTCACGTTGGGGTGTGTTTGTCGGAAAAATGATTGATGCAGGAGTCGCGAATGGATTGATTGACAATACATCGCTTATATCGAATGCGGCAAACGAATTACAAAGGTCGCTTAAAGAACCATTCAAGGCAAGTGCAGACCTTATTACCGGAAGTACGGTTGCGAACAGCGAAAAAGATAGCATTTTGTCGGCAAAACTGGAACAGCTGCTTGAATACTTGAAGCAGAAATCCAGAGGAAGTGACAAGATTGTGATCAACATGAATGACAGAGAAGTAGCCAGAGCTTTAAGAGAAATGGGGGTTGTGTTTGAATGATCGAGATTAAATATGTATGCTCGAACGGCGAAGAATACAATCTGATCGGAGACAAAATGAAACCGACCTCCGGATATTTCCATTCTTACGAGTGGAATCCAAACACGACAGAACGAAAAATGGGCGTAACGGTAAATTCTTTTACAAAAGATCCGGCAGTTTATGAAATTACTCTGACTGTACGTGGAAGAGTAGAGGAAAGAAAAGAAATCCTAGATAAGATCACGGATGCTTTTGAAAGAGATGTAGCGAACTTGTCTCCAGGAAGAATCTACTATGGAGAATACTATATTGATTGCTATATCTATAAATCAAGCAACGAAGTATCTGATAAAAATAATAGCAGAACAGATTGTAAGGTAGAAATCTATTGTCCATATCCGTTCTGGTGTGCGGAAGAAAAAAGAAGTTTCTTTCCGATTTCGACAGAACCTAAAATATCCTCCGATTATTTAGATTATCCGTATGATTATAGCTATGACTATACGTGCGAAAAGAACGGAGTGCAAGACTGGATGATTGATCATTTCCAAAGTAGCAATTTCGAATTGATCATATACGGTCCGTGCACGGATCCTAAAATCACAATCAATAATTATCCGTATCAGATATTCGATACCCTGAGTGCTGGTGAGTACATTACGGTAAACAGTCGCGCGAAAACAGTAACTAAGAACCTTGGAAACGGAACAATGCAGAATATCTTTGAAAAAAGAGCAAAAGATAAAAGCATTTTCGAGCCAATCCCATCCGGATCACTGGCAGTCAACTGGAATGGAGAATTCGGATTTGATTTTACTGTATTTAAGGAGAGGAGCGTGCCGAAATGGAGCTAATCTACACGGATCCAAAAGGAAAAGAACTCGGATGTGTCATGAATGCTGATATTGACTTTGAAGTTGGATCAGACGAGAAAAATTCAGTAAATGATTTCGAAATCAAATTTTCACGTTCTGGATGGAACGGCCAGATTGAATTTGAAAGCATGGTGTATGTTCCGGACACAGAATATGGCGGAATCGTGCGTGAAATTTCGACCAGCACAAAAGCAGATAGTATTACCGCAAAAGGATTTACATGGCGAGGATTGATGGCGAAGAAAATTATCAAGCCAGAATCCGGACAAGATTACGCTATGGTATCCGGAGAATTAAATGCAATCATCAGGCAGAAGGTTCAGGAAGCTTTTCCTGGGCTTTTTGCTGGTGTGGATGAAGACACCGGCGTAAAGGTTACAAACTATCAATTCACCAGATACTGTACACTACATGATGGACTGCGGAAAATGCTGCAGTCTGTCGGATACAGGATGGAGATTAAATTTATCCAGGCGGAAAAAGAAAACGCCGGTCATGTGCAGGTGAGGGCAGTCCCGATCACAGACTACTCTTCCGAATACGAATACTCTAGCGACAGCGATATTGATTTTAAAGTCAACATTTGTAGAAACGGAGTTAACCATCTGATATGTCTTGGGAAGGGCGAATTAAAAGATCGCATGGTAATCCACTTGTATGTTGACTCTGCCGGAAATGTCGGACAGACGCAATACTACAAAGGGATAGATGAGGTAGAAGCGGTGTATGACAGCTCCGGAGCAGAGCAAGACGACCTGTTAAAAGGCGGAAAAGATAAATTGTACGAACTGATGAATAAGACCGAGTACGATATGACGATGGAAAAAATTGAAGGAAATGTCGATATTGGCGATATCGTAGGCGGAAGAGACTATCTTACAGGTGTGATTATGAAAAAACCAATCGGAAGGAAGATTTGGAAGCTTTCCGGAGGGAAAGAAAAAATAGAGTATAAATTGGAAGGAGAGTCATAAATGGACATCATTACAGGCTACACAGGTGCAGCACATGTCACGGCAGAGCAGGACAGAGATATCAATATCGGTATTTTTGGAAAAGGATCTTGTGTCTTGCAGACCGGACAGCAGCTTAATGCAGTGGTCATCTCAAACAATGAGATCCGGATCACGGACGGAGTACTTATCCATCAGGGCTGTGCTGCATCAATCAAAAAGAATACGACAAATTCTGTCACGATTGCAAATGGCTCGCAAGGAATGAAACGTATTGACCTTATCGTGGCAAGATACACCAAGAATACCAGCTCAAAGGTTGAGGCGGTAGAGATTAAGGTTATCCAGGGCACGCCAAGCGAAAGCAATCCGGCGGTACCGTCTTATACGTCTGGAGATATTCAGGGTGGTGATCTGACGGCAGATATGCCACTGTATCAGGTTGAGATCAACGG